GCTTCGGTTGCCTCAGGATACAAGGACTGCATCTCCTCCAGTTTCGTCTGCGTTGTCTCAAACAAACGAGGAGATGGGTTGGCCTGGAACTGATTGAGCATAAAAGAGATTTCTTCCCTTACGGACTCTTCAACCTCTTTGGCCTGCTGTTCAATCTGACCATTGAGTTTGGTTCGAATCTCAGCAATATCAAGGCCGAACCGCTCGCCAACAGTCCGCAGACTAGGATCATCTGGATTGATCAGAGAGGCTTCGTAGTTATCGAGAGCCGTGTTTGCCTCTACCGGATTGGTTGCCCCGAGCCTTTGGATCTGAGTCAGGATGGTATCGTTGGCTAGTTTGTTGGCCGCCTGCCAATTGCCTGTCAAATTATAGGCTTCTTTGTATGCCGTAGCAACAAGACTTTGCGCCTGTGTTTTATCGGCAAAGCCGTTAATCTTACCACCAACACCAGCAATGAACCGTTCCTGATCAAGTGCAACTCGATTGGTGACAATCTCCTTCATCCGTTCTCCGAGAATACGTTGCCGTACCTTGAGTATGGTTGGTGTGAGATGTTCAGAGATGATTAGAGGATTGAGATCTCGAAGACCAGCGGTCTCTATGAATCGTTGAATGCCTACCTGCCAAACTGCCATCAATTCTGGCTGTGTTTGAGCAGCGGCTGGAGTGATGAATCTTGTGGATCCATCTGGTTGAACCAGCGGAATTTGTGTGTCCCGATCACGCACAAAGGTGTCAAGAACCAATTCAGCCTGAGTGGCAGCCAACTGAGTACGCCCAACCGCTTCCCCATACCGTTCATATGCGTTAAGGGTGGGACTTTCTTGGCGGTAGGTTTCACCAAGTCCTGGGTTTACCGCAGTCAGTTGATTGGCAGTCTGACGTTCTTGATCAGCAGCCGTTTCGAACTGCTTCTGTTCTGTTTTGTACTGAGTGGCAATATTCGGATTGACCCGAACTTCACCATTCAGAACTCTGGCAATTCCTAACTTAATGCTAGTCTCAATTTTACCTTTCGTCTCTTCAAGCATGACCTTGTTGAGAGTCTCAGAAAAGGCTGTCAATGCCTCCAGGTCTTGTTTATTGTTTTGGAGGACAGTCTCCGCAACAGCATTGGACTGTTCGGTGCGCCGCTGTGTTTCCCGTAGGAACTGGGAACTAGGATCAAATGCTTGGACTGGATTAAACCCCGCAACTCGCTGTGGCCCAGTTAGCTGAATTTGTCCAGGAGTTGATTCATAAATTCTAGCCATTAGCCTTAGCCTTAGGGGGTTTAAGTTCGTTATAGGTGCTCAGCCCACCAATAGCCGAAGATCCAAGTCCCGCCACCAATCCAATACCGCTAGGACCCGGCATAGCAATCGGAGAGGAAGGCTTGATGGTGCGCTGAGAAGCAGCCATATTGTTTGCAGACTCCTGCTGATTATAGATGCTTTCAGCACCAATCCAGTAATCCTGATTGGCATACGCAAGGTTCTGACCCAGCACTGCCATATCACGATCGGCTGTCCTTTCAGCATCCGCCAGCAGTAGCCCAATTGACTGTCCAGAGCGTCCGGTGGCCATCACAAGCCCCTGCTGCTGAAGACTTTGAATGGTGCGTTCCTGGGCCTTCTGGGCTGCTTGGGCATACTCAGCTTGAAGCTTGCTCTGTTCCGAAGTATAGGCCCGATTGGCGGCCTCAGCATTGAGACGCATTTGCGCTTCATAGCTTCTTTCGGATTGGTTGTAGGCTGTCAGCTGAGCCTGATATTGTTGTTGGGCAACAGCATTCGCATAGTTAGCCTGCTGTTGTTGTTGCTGATAGGAAGCGATTGAGCCAATAGCTCCACTAGCAAAGGAGCCAATCGCGGTTACAATAGCTAGTGTTTCAACACCTAGGCACATGGCATTAACTTAGCAAATTCTACATAGGTTAGATTGTTGGGACCAACACTTCGATATGCCAACCGCTTGAATCCAAGCATGTGAAGCAGTTTCATGTGCATCTCATTTCGTGGATCAGCAATGTTGTGAAGCATCAGGTAGGAGGTTTGTTGATCGACCCATTTTCTTGCCTCCTTGAAAAAGAGTTTTGGGTACTGGCGGACATAGGGTGTGGTTAACATCCAGATGGCTCCGCTATGGGCATCTGTTCTGGATACCCCAGCCATCCCACATATCATGCCAGCTGGATTCCAAAAACAAATTGGATCCTCTTCGACATCAAGAGCATGAAGAAGGGCCATTCGCATATCAGTAATGCCAAGGCCCTCTAGTTCTCTGCGATCTGCTGGCTGAAGATGGGCGGCCACCCACTCAACGTCGAATGGCCGCGCTTTATCAATAAGCTTGGTGAGAATACCCATTACTACTTAAGGGAGATTCCTTTGTTGTTGTAGGTGCCTTCCCAGGTGATCGACGTGAGGGCCGTGGGGAAGGGACTATCCGCCACCAACTCTACCTCCACCTGATCGCCTTTGGCAAGAACAGGAACGGTATTCCGTGCATTCCTTAGAACTGGAATGGAGTTGGCCAGGTAAAGGTTACCAACAATTTGGGGAAGATTGATGGAGAATTCTGCTCTACCATCTGCCCGCACCTTAACGATGTACGGACCAGAATCATAGCTATCGATTGATAGTCGATTGATTGTGGGGATGTTGAGTGTATCCTTCCGCCCCTCACTCACCAAGAAGTAGAAGGCAGGCAGAATAGCGGAGGCTTCATACTTGTACCCAAGAGCGAATTTCTTGGTTGTTTGATTCTCCTCAACCGTCACAAAGTACCGTTGACCAACAGGCTGTGTTAGATCTGTCTCCAGAGGAAGCTCAAGAACAACACCAGGCTCCAGCGGATCCAAGGATACCAGAACAGGCTGAAGGGTGGAATCATTGAATCCATCCTTAAAGCAGATGTGGGTCTCGTCTGTTCCAGCAAAGTAAACCTTGGTGGGATTGTAATCGAAAAGATCAAGGCGCAGATCGATGTACTTGTCCTCAAAGAGCACCGCACCACCAGGAGTATCCGTCAATAGATTGAGCTTGCTGAGTACATGATTACTACCCTGCTGTGTAACCACAAACATTGTATCATGTTCAAACTCCACCATTGCGATGGTGCCTGCCATTTCCCACTTGAACCAGGACGCCATCAGTCGCTTGGTTCCATCCTCAAAGAAGCGGAAGAGGTACAAGGACTTGGGTTCACGATTGCTTAGTGCGGTGAACGTATTGGCAGAAGTGGTAACCCTCAGATCACGAATGTCCGAGGGGATGTAGGATGGAATGCCTCGTGTAAGTTCGGTAACCGCAGGCTTCTCACCTGGGCCACCAATCACCATTTCAAACGCACCGGTGGATGTATCATTTTGTTCTACGAAAACAATACTAGAACCAGTGTCGATAGGCGAAATGCGGGGCGACTGGCTGAAGCTACTAACCAAGTTAATCTCAGCCGTAGCAGCAGAGAATGCCTCTGTTGAGGTCTCCAGGATGTATTGAGCATTGTCGGCAAACAGGGCCAATCCCCGAGGAATTTGAACCGCATGACGCAATTCAATTGGCTTCAACGAACCGCAACTGAGATCAATCGGATCGCTATCAACGATGGTGATGACCGTGCTTGCAAAGAAGTTGAAGTAGTCCCCAGCCCGTGAGCAGATGACATTTTCATTGGACATCAAGATCAGTCGATTCTTGAAAAATGAAATGCCATGAATGTTTGTCCCAACAAATGTGGGCATGAGGTTGGTTTCTGCGTCTCCAACAACTCGTGGCTGCCAGAACTGGGATGCAATGCCATCTACGGATTGAGTTACCGAAGTGACGGTATCTACCCGGAATGTATCACCCTCAGCACTGGTAACAACATCCAGGGCAGTGTATGCTCTACCTGACCGGCTGATCTTGATGCCAGTGATGGCACCGGTAGTGGATGTCGAAGTTACTTTAAGACGGAGGTTGATACCAGTCCCACCATAAACTGGAAAGCTCTGTCCAACAGCATACCTGCCATTCCCAGAAGTGAGGATACTAACAGCAGAAGGAACACCCGTTACTGTTGCAGTTGGTGGGGTGGCAAGTGCTGATGCCTCGTCAAGTTTACGGAAGGTGAATGTGCCGTTTGCCTCACGAATGATTACATGGGGCATGGTGGCTTCATCAAAAGACTTCACCACCCCAGGACCAATCGTCTCCTCCCAGACACCTGTGCCGCTAGAGCTTCCATCGCTGGTGATGAACTTCACATAGTAATCATCGCCAGTTGAATTCTCTGAGGCGAGAACCTTGATAATTGATCCATTAAGGAATTGCCTTGGCAACTCACCAACAACACTGACAGTTCCTTTGTATGCCTGAATGGCATTGCCTGCTGTGCCACCCTTTGCTTCCAGAGAGAAGTCAGCATTGTTGGCCCTTCGAACATGGATGCTGTTGCCCACTCCGGTTGCCACAAACGATGGGTTAGCATTGATGGCAGAGACCAGAGCGTTGATGATCGTTGAGGCACTAAGAGAAGAACCAGAAGTTGTGGGGGTACTGTAGGTAAACGATGTACCAGCAATCTTAACTTCGTAGCTCGTGTCGTATGCCACACTGTTGAGCACCACAAACCCATAGGGGGTAACTGCTGCGCTCACATCTCCAGCATCCTCCAACACGACAACCGTTCTGTTCAACACAAAGTTGTAGTCGTTGATCTGGAGGATGGCCAGATCTGAAGAATCAGTATGTGTTGCGTATGTGGTGGCCGATCCTGCTGGAGTATTTACTGTCTGTTGAATGCCGCTGTTTGCGTCCCAGATTCTCAGAACACCTTGCTTGGTAAACTCAATGAGGTACTTCTCTTCGTCGTCTCGGAAGATAGGAAACCAAGTGCCATCAGAGACAGCATTATCAAGCTTACGAATGCCCCGAAGACCCGGACGCTTAGCCAGACCAAAGGTAGGATCTGGATAGTAGTTTGTGCATTTTCGCAGCTGATTTGCTGCCTTGAAAGCATCAGGCTGCTGCGATACCCCACCAATCAAGTTTGGTATTTTCTGAGAAACGGCAGCCATTAGCGTGCAATAGTACGGAACGGAGTGTATGAGACGTAGAAATTCTGACCACTTTCCAGACCAAAGATATTGACTTCGGAGGTGCTGGTATCGTAGGCCAGACAGTTGGATCTGAGGATGGTCTCATCCTGTGCATTGAAGGTCACCATCTCCTGAGAACCAAGCGCTCGTCCAGCGAATACTCTGGTGGCTCGTTGCGTGATGTAGTCCTTGAATGGTTGAGGGAGGTCTTCAAAGTCAAAGAGCCAAACCACATCGCAGTTGATGGTCTCTCCAGGAACAAACTCATAGGTATGGGCCAGCTTATCATAAAGCTTCCCACCCCGCAATACCGTCTGGTATTTCTGAGAGTTAGCTGTCTTGTTATCCGTCAAGGACAGTACATCTTGAGGGATTGCAATTTCCCCGTTTGTGTCCGCAGTGAACGGATAGTTAACTTCGGTGTTAAAGTGCCAGCCCTCGCCTTGAACTTCTCGGCTTACAGCGTCAAGAATAGCCAGCGCAAGAGCTAGTTCAGGGTTGGCCACATCAAGGCTGACCACTGGTGCCTGCCCGATGCCATTCAGCATTTGGTTAATTGCTTGGAGTTGAGTCGTCATGTTATCGGACAGGACATTAAAAAAAGAGGGGCTAACCTTTAATAGGCTAACCCCTTATTGAACCTAGTTTTGGCTAGGATCAGGCCACGTTGCGGAAGGCACCAGCACAGGAGACGCGCACAGGACCAGCGCCATAGGCCAGGCGGCCCACGATCACATCGCCCTGATAGATCACCTTGGTGTCAGCACCGGTGGTCTGCACGGAGGGGCCAATGGCCTCCACCACACCAGCAGCATCCCGATGGAAGATCAGGCCGCAGGCGTTGGTGAAGTCGGTAGCGATACCGTAGTTGTTGTTCTCGCCGGTAACGGCGGCGGCATCGATGTTGGCACCAGCAGCCGAACCATACTTGCCCAGGAAGGGGATGTTGTTCGACTTGTAGATCTTGATGCCAGCGATCTCGTAGAGACCTTCGCCGCTGTTCAGGCTGCCACCAGAGGCACCATACTCACGGTTGAGGATGTTGGTGTCCACCTGGCTGATCAGTGCGTAGTACTGGCGAGGGGACAGCACGGCAACACGACCATCCTTAGGAGCAGCGATTTCATCCAGGCGAGCGGCGGCTTCGAAGAAACCATCCACGAGGGCCTGAGCATCATACTCCTTGTTGGCACCGAGGTTGATACGGAAGCCACCAGGCTCGCCGGTCACAGCAGCAGTCAGGCCGGAGGCACGATCCAGAACGCGGAAGATACGGCGATCATAGAATTCAGCCAGGCTCTGACCGATCTGACGGGCGATGGGGCCACGGATGTCATACTGGGCCAGAGTCTCGTCGAGGTTATCAACGAACGCAGAGGCAACCAGCAGGTCGTCCATTGCGATGGTGGTCTCAGCAGCCGGAGGGTTGCCGCTACCCAGGATCGCGGTGCCAGGGGTGTAGTAGCCAGCCTGGATACGACCGGTGTGGATGAACTGGGCTTCCTTGCCACCACGCAGGGTCCGGTTCATCACCAGGCCTTTTGCGATCGTGTTGTTGCGGAAAGCTTCGTAAACTTCGCCCGTAAAGAGCTTCAGAAAGAGAGCCTTCTTGTCGCCAGCCTTATTAACCTGGCCAAGTTGCGTAATCGTTGCAGTCATTGTTCTAAAAAGTTAAATGCCGTCAATTAAATCTAGGGCATTCAAAGCTTTGTAAGCTCGTCTATCACCTAGATACGGCAGAAATAGATTTAGGATCCTTACTACTTCCGCCTTTTTGGCTGTGTGCCATTCATAAGCTGGCCTCCAATGTTTATTGCTTTTCATCTGAGTTGTTATGTAGGGTCCATTCATTCTTTGAATACCTACAACTTCCCCAAATTTTTGGACTACATCTTTATCGCACATCTTCAAACTAAGACGTGGAAAAGTGTATCCGCTAGTATTGCAGAAAACTATGGAGCCTTCACCTTCGAAAAGCCCAGCAGCCCATTCAATAGAGTTTGCGCGCATTGAATGTATTCGGTTTTTGGGTAATACGTCCGTTGTATTGGTTATCCGACGCATCGGGCCAATACTCCAGTCATGACTGGGTTTTTTACGAGGTTATCC